ATGAACAAGAAGTATTAATTAAGCATATTTTAAGAGAGAATACGTATCTTCGAAATAAACTACAACATTTACATGATATACAAAACAATATTTTGTAAAATAGATTAATTTCTATAATTGAACAAGTAATCCATATAACTTAAAATATATTCATTACAGATAATGAACAACACAATTGTGCAAAAATTTATAACGCAACAACAGTATGCTATGACATATTACGTGGAGAATGAAAAAAGATTGATTGAACAATTTGTAAGTAGAGGTGTATATCAAACCCTGGAATATATAGACCAATGTATTCACTCTATACTTCTCGTGAAAGACTTATCTATTTCTATCCAAGAAGATTCCAAACACATGCTGCAAAAACTGCTTGTATGTATGCATATTCATTCAGGGTTAGGATGTCACATATTTGAACCTGAAACTTCATCGGATACAGATGAATTATCAGAAATCACGAATAAACAAATACTTCAACGCATTCAATCAGAGGGTTACACTCTTTTCAAGAAAAAAAACCGTGACTACGGTAACTCATTTGCCACACATGGAGTAATAGGTGTATTAATACGAATGGGTGATAAAATAGCTAGAATTCAAACTTTAGAAAAGAAAAAACGGTGTGATGTCACAGACGAAAGTATTAGAGATACATGTCTAGATTTACATAATTATGCGATAATGGCATTATTATTGATAGATGATTCTGATTGATAATGCTCACTTATTAATAGACAATTTGTGTAGTTTCAACCATGAATTGATGCGTTTTGATAAGTTTTCACCTTTAGCGTGTTTTTTGTTTTGTTCGTGTAGGTATTGTTTAGTTTCATTGGCGTAAAATTGGCTGTTATTAATATTAAATATTTGTTTATCTGAAATAGTTTGCATTGCTTCTATCTTGTTTTGGAGCATAAATTTGAAGAAAGGTGTATATGTAATATAGATATTCTATTTTTTTGTTATACAAAGAAATAATAAAAGATGTGCATTTTTCATGCATATTATGATCATATTATTCATATGTTGAAAATATCACTAACAATGTGTTTTTTCGTTTGATTTTATTGGAAGATCATTTGATTCAAGGGGGTAAGTCTGACAAAGTTTACTTGCGACTGTATCTAGTGCAACCAGTGAAAAAAAAAGTAAAATGAAGATATCGGTGACAAATTGAGATATGGGTGATAAATTGTAATAGTCCTTAATTATGAAAAAAAGAACACTGTTTTTATGCTGTTAGATGTCGCTTGGTAGCCCTAGATCCACTTATTTTAAAAATATTTTTATGTCATAAAGAATGAATGAATGAATCTTGGAAATTAACTTTCATCCATGTAAGATGATAGATGATATGTTTTACAAATGGGTGTAGAAAACACAAAAAATAATGAAACAAAAAAAGATGTGACCTATACAGTATATACAAACGTCTTCATCTTTATTTGTGCATATGCGTAACATTACAGTGACAGTAATGTTTATTGTATAAAATCAATGTGATTTTTGATGTAATATATGGTATGTGTGTGATTTGTATTACCTGTAGTTTATATAGTTTTTATGCAACTATATTTTCTTGCATTCGACGTCTTAGACATGTTCGTCTATTATGACCTGTTTCCGAGCATAATGAACATTTTGGTTGTCTGCGCTGTCTTGGTTGTCTTGGTTGTCTTTGTCGTCTTCTTTGTCTTGGAACATGAACTTCATTTTCTTGAAATTGTATATTACCATTCGGAAATCCATATTCTGATATTTGCTGAACTCGTAATGTGTCGATGTAATCTCTTACTTTATTTACTATGCTGATAACTTGAGGTAGCAATATACGATCTAGTTGGTCATCTAATACACTATCAGAAATATAGATTGAACTCAATTGATTTATATCAAATTTTAATTGAAATTTTCTGACATTATCATCATCACTTACCAATTTCTCTCTACATAGAGGGCAATTATTCTTTTCTTCATAATGATTCAAAATACATGTTAGACAAAATTTATGCTTACATTTAGTAATTACCTTGTTCTGGTCTTCATTTATGGTTTCCATGCAGATGCAACATTCGAATGTTTCGCTCATCGAGAATCTCTTATCTCAATTTTTTACGTTCGTTTTGTTTTCGTTCTGGAATTTCTGTTATATATTTTGATTCTATCTACCGTTAAAGTATCATATTTCAACTCTATTTTTTACAATAGTACTATTATTATACAATACTATAATTATGGATCTAGGGTTACAATCTTTGTGTAACAATACAACTTATAATACAAATAAAGATATAAATTGTAAATTATTTGTAAAACATTATTTATTGAATACCTATCACTATATAATTAGAGAGAAACATAATCATTAAAAAATAATATTTACTCAGATCAATATTTGTCATAAAACAAAAAAAGATGAGACCTATACAATATATACAAATGTCTTCATCTTTATTTATTTACACTTTAAACATGAATGAAGATTATGCGTCGTTATCTACAGGATTATATTTACAGTGAATTTTTCTGAGTTGTGATAGAATAAAATTATGTCCAGATTGACTTGTAGTGGGAACACGATAATGTGCAAATCCACATTGACATTTATCAGATGTCAAATTTTGGTCGTAAATATTGTGGATAAATTGTTGTGCTATAGATTTTAAATAAGTGAAATATGATTGAAATCCTGGTGCTTGTTGTAGAAAATCCATATATTTATATGCAAATTGAATGTAGAATAAGGGAATTGCACATTGCTTACAATGCATATGTTTGACAATTTCATATTCTGAATTCATGGTAGAAACAAGTTCTTCATCTGACATTTGATAAAGAGTATCGCTAGAGTTTTTCTTCTTGGAATCTTCAACAATTTTGGTGTTTACGAGGCACATCGTTTTGATTTTTGAGTTTTGAACAGAGTTCTCTCTTTTTCTAAGTGTTTATTTGTTGTTATGAAATCTGATTGTAATTGATATCTATTTTTTCTATAGGTGACAAAACACAATCGTAAATTATAAAAAGAATAGAATGATATAGCTCTCGTGTATAGCATATGTTTGTATAAGATAACGGAATCGATGCGATTATATATGTGTAGGTCAAGCAGTCCCTATATATCTACTCAATATGAGCGGAGACTTCCCTATCATACAAATCGTCTAACACAAGATTACTGTATCATTAAACATATTTACACGCAATATATCCATTGTATTCTGATGTGAATATGACGAGAATCGAACATGGAACTCGTGTGAATCGCACGAATTTTATACACGTTTGACTACATCATAACACACAACCCTAAAGGAAATACATAAAAAAAAAGGATGTCGAATGAATATACAATAGATAAATGTTGAAGAAATAATAAATGGTTTGAATTATTTATTTTTACATATTTTGTAGCCTTTTAACCCTTTTTGAACCCAATAACTTACTGATTGTATTGGGGATTTAATTGTATCCCATTTATGAGGAATATAAGACTCTACAATTCTATAAAATTGCAATCTTGATATTTGTTTATCTTTTAAAAATTGATTAAATTCATCTTTAGAGTTCAATTGTAACACATTTAAAATATGATACACTGTATCACGAAATGATCTTTTATTGAATGTTTTCATGCCTGAGTACAATATAATGTCATTGCTGTTTTCCATATGATGCTTGTCTGAATCATATTGATTGTTGATATGAATTATTTCACATTTTACCTTTTTTACCTCTGAAGTGTTTAAAACAGAATGAACATCTTTATGTATCTTATGGATATCCGTATCCAAATGTGAATACCAATCATTCATGGTTACTGAATCACCACATGCACATTTGTGCATCTCATTATCATATTTGGAAACATTCAATGTATCCATTGTAGCCTTTTCAATTGCGTTTCTTTCTATATGAAGTATGATAACCATTAGAGAAATAAAAAACTATAGTCTATTTTTTCAATTTGTATTATTACGATACTTGCTGTACTGTAAGTATATAAATAGAGAGAACACATAAAAAAAAGGTGAACGACATCATATGTTTATTAATTAGTTAAATTATGTTTTAGTTTTGACATCACTTATCTTTCCATTCTCTAAAAATCTATGACACGATACATTATAATTTTTAGATATTTTATCAAGTTCAGTATTCAAATAAGTAATAAAATTTCCTAATTCATCTGTAAGTTTGGAAAAGGCTGTTTGAAAGTCTCTAGTTTGCCTACCTTCTAGTGCAAAATTATTAAATCGTTCTGTCATCACCGCACAATAAGTTTCATATATGTGAAGTAATACTTGTTTTCGTTGTCTTTCTGAATCTAGTCTCATTATGGTAGTAGACCACGTATCTTCGTCTGACATATTCATCATATATTTTGCTCTATTATCTCTAAGTTTCTTGTTAATTTCACTATTTAATTCTCGTCTCATCTTAGATACGATTAATTGTTGTGTATGGTTAATACTACGATGAAGATCAATAATATGTGAGTAAGTATTAATACTATTGCGTTTTGTATGAGCTAAACCATAATCTAATAGACGTCCAAAATCAATCAACCCCCCACACACAACCCCACGATCATTATGTGCTGCTTGATTTTGAGCGTTATTTTTACTTAGCCACTCGTAGTAATGAGGATTATGAATCACACCGGTAAGCCGTTTTCCAGTATTCCACGAAAAAGCTATATTACACTGAGTACACCACATTTGATCACATCCGGATACCTTTGAAATACGCTCACCGCACCCTGGACAACCTTTTGTATCTTTTAGAATCATCTGAGCAGTTTTCTTGGCATCTTCATCGCAAACATGTTCTTCATCAATCGCGTTACCGTCAGAATCAATATCTGTAATCGTCATACAATCACGACAAGTAGTATGCTTACAGATATTGCATTTGCTTTTAGATATATATCCACGACAAGAAGGAAAGGGACACTTTAACAGTTTCATACCAGTAACTTTTCGTGCGTTTGAATTTGAATCATATGTCATATCTAAAGTGTATAACTCTTTTGATATAATATTATATCTAGACGATAGTTCTTGTATCTGTGCTTTTATATCTGCCATTTGATTTTCTTTCTCTTGTTTCTGGGTCAGATAATCCACATACGCTTGAGTATTTGGTATCTGTGCTTTTTCACGTTCAAGAAGAAGACCTTTACGGTGTTTTCTCAATGTCGTATTCACAAATGACTTTGTCAAGATATCGTAAAGATAATCCCGATCCCAAGCACGACGACAATTCATACAATGAGGATCATCAGAAGTAGAAAGTAAATATGTCTTTACACAAGAAGTGCAACACTCATAAGAACAAGAAACGCATGTAACCTGTTGTCTTACCTTTCCAGTATATACTTCGACACACACGGGGCATTCTTTGTTAGTAGAGCTCATGTTTGCTTTGCTTTGCTTTGCTTTGGTTTTGAATTAGATTCAAATTTCAGATTTGATTATTATGTTAAATACAATATGAACCATTATATAATTCTATTTTTTCATAAATGTTATAATAAAATAGAGAGAACACACAACACATAATATAAAAAATAATCAAAAAAAAATTGAACGACATCGGTATTTTACATTATTTATTTAATTTTTAAATTTACGAAATGTTAAGCTAATTCTAGATGTTTTTACCTTTTTTTGTTTTGGAATTTCGTGTTTGAATTCATCTTGAAAATTACCTCCCATAATTAGAAATGTGTTGTTCTCTACTAAGTAATCTTTTTTATCTATTTCTGAATTTGTGTTCTCTCTAATTTTTTTGTTTTTTGGTGAATATTTTACTCTAAATATTCTAGGTGACCCAAAACTTATAGTCATCACGTCTGTTTGTGGTATTATTTCTTTCTCATCGTCTCTGTGGCTACCTATGTAATCTGAACCATCCTCATACCAATTTACTAGTATCATGTTGAACTTATTATCACTATTGCTCATTGTGTTTGCCCAATCTAAATATTTTTGTAAATTCTCTGGAATTTCGTGGCAATCAAATGTTGTTCCAGAGTAAGCGTAATCCTTTACACCGAAAACCATCTGCTGTCTTGGTATATCGTGTTCCTTACCGAATAATTTTATTTTATTCTTGAAACCCGGCCGTGATTCCCATAGTTGTCGGTATCTGTCTTCATCTAGCTGTAGATCGTCAGGTAATTCACCATGTGTCACCCAAGATCGTTCTGTTAATTTATCGGTCTTCACGTTCATTTTTTGCTTTGTTTTTATAGTTGTCTCCTATATCATGTTGGTATATGTTTCAATTCTATTTTTTTCACTAGTGGCATAAATATATAGAGAGAACAAATAAAATTTTCACGGAATTTTGAGTCATGATTATACACTATCACAGGAGCTAGGGCTACTACACATTATATATTTCACTACAACAGGCAAACATTACAAAAAAAATACAGATATCGGTAAT